CTTTGACAGCATCATACAAGGAATTAAATCACTTAGATCAAGTAGTCCTTGTATAATACAATGGTCTGCTATCTATTTTGCATTTAACCAAGATAAAATCGCCCACATTAAAGATCTAGCAACAAGTCTAGGTTGCAATCGATTTCAGACTGTAAAAAGTTCTAAGTTTGATGGCAGATATGTTGTCAATGGTCTAGATTCATTGAAGCCCGACAAGAACTATGTGGCTGAAACTTTGATTTATAATACTATGGTCGAAGACCTAGACACAAATAAATACACACCTATGGCCATACCAACCCCGATATTACCGCATGCCTGGGCACGTTGTTTAAATTACAAAAAAGATTTATTCATCGGAGTCGATGGATTAGTGTCACCATGCCCGTGGTTTAACAATGGATATCAGGACAACAACTTTATACAAGAGAATCGAGATCAATTGCTCATAAAAAATAGATCATTTTTTGAAATAATCAATGATGTTGCTTTGTGGAAGAAACTTGTGGACAGTTTTGACACTGCTCCATTGACCATTTGTCAACTAAAGTGTAAGAATGGCCCACAGTAAAATATTCTGCGGAGTTCCATGGTATGAACTCAACATCAACAATGATGGAAGTTTTGATCTGTGCGGCTGTCAGAATGACAAAATTCTAGGCACAGAGTTGGGACAGTACTGGAATATTAAGAAATTGACAATTCCAGATTATTGGAATGGCGACCGTATGAGGGAAGCCCGGCTAAGAAAACTGGGCACAGAGCCAGATTCCATGTGCCGTGTGTGTCAACAAAAGGATTCAGTGGGGTATGAAAGTACTCGACGCAAAGAAAATATCAAATCTGTAATCTTTTTAGATGCGTTTGATCGCAGTTTTACACAGAGTCCCAACTATCACAGATTCAAATACAGTGAACACAATCAAGGCTTTACGCAAACAACTCCACACAGTTTACATATCAATCTAGGCGATGCTTGTAATTTTGCCTGCCGTATGTGCAAGCCTTGGGCCAGTAGCAAACTGCAACATGAATTCAAACAGCTCAACTGGGTTAACAAAGATGACACATTTGGACACTGGGCCGATGATCCCAGTGGGTGGAAAAACTTTGTGGACTTCCTAGACACCCACGGCAATGGCATTCGCGTGATACATGTGATTGGTGGCGAAGTAGCGTTAATGCCCAAGTTTGACTGGTTGATTAATTATTTTGTTGATCGCGGGTTGGCACAGTCGGTTAACTTTAGTTTTACAATCAACGGCAGTCTTGATTATACAAGATACTTTGATCGCTTGAGCAAATTTAATCGTAGTGAGATTGGTATTAGTATTGAAAGTGTCGGTGTCATGGGCGATTACATACGTCAGGGCGGCAACATCAAACAAATACTTGCAAACATCGAAGGACTTAATCAGCAAAGACCCGACAATATGGCTCTGGTAATTCGCACTGTGCCTAGCATGTTGAGTTTGCCAGACTACGCCAATTTGATTAGTTGGGCATGGAGTCAAGGAATCCCCATTGACAATAGTTTACTGGTTCAGCCGCAGTGGCAGTCGGGAACCTTGCTGCCCGACACAGTCAAGATGCAAATTCAACAAGACGTTCAACAGATATTGAATCGGTTACCAGGCGATTCTGGCGCACAATTGATCAATCAAAAAGATCCAAACAAGATAAATGCCAGCATTCGCAACGAGTGCGAAAGTATTATAAAGTTTACACAGATACCGGCACCGGCAAACGCTGATGAACTGTTGACTAAGTGTGCTGCAAAGCTGGACCAATGGGACAAACTGAAAAAGATTAATCTTAAAGATTATTCTGTTGAGCTGTATGAGTTATTGAATAGCTATGGATACTCAGGTGCGTGATATCAAACTAGATCTTGCCCTGTCGCCGGTGTTCTGGCAAGATCCACCCGAAATCACCATCAAATTCAATGATGCAGTGCTGTTTGCTGGTTTTTTGATCGAATCTGCACAGTTTGATTGGACGTTGCCTGCTGAAGATGTCAATCGACTCAGTATACGGTTGACCAACAAGACAGATGCAGACAGTCAAAACGGCAAAGACAAGGCAGTGACAGTTGACAGCATAGGAATTGAGGGATTTCATTATCAAAGTTTTATGCATGCGACCCGGTATCGGCCCGAATACTCAGCGGGTTATTATCTCTATGCTCAAGAAAACAATATCACAGTGGAGCCTGTTATACATTCCAACTACTTGGGATTCAACGGAGAGTGGTTTTTGGAATGTACATGGCCCACATTTACCTGGATTTACAATTTAGAAACCAATGGATTGGGATGGATCTATGAAAAAAACATATAATCTATTAGAGTCGATAATTACTAGTCCATGTCATGGCTGTATGAAAACATCGAAATTGAAGCATTGCCCGAAAATTGTGTCGGGTTTGTTTATCTAATTACAAACAACGTATCAGGCAAAAAATATATTGGAAAAAAACTAGCAAAATTTAGCCGAACAACATATCGAGTAGTAAAATTAAAGAATGGCAACAAGAAGCGTAAGAAAATCAAGAGCAAAATAGATTCAGACTGGCAGCTATACTATGGATCAAACACAGAACTCAATCAAGATATTGCACGCTTAGGTGTAGAAAACTTCACAAGAGAAATATTATTTTATTGTCGATCAAAAGCAGAATGCAGCTATGTCGAAGCTCGCGAACAATTTCGTCACAAAGTACTGGAGTCAGACGACTGGTATAACGGGCAGATAGTTTGCCGCATACACGGCAGCCACATAAAAAACAAAATTTAACATAGACAGGCAACTCATAGACTCTGTGATCAGCGACATGGCTGATCCCCATTGAGGAACGGTGCAATACCCGGTCCAGACTTGGGCGTCAAAGGCAATTGCTAACTTAAGGCAACAAATGGTTTGAGCTCTGTGAAAAAGATACAACTCATGCTCGTAGGACTTGGATTTATTATCGGGTCACTAGGGTTCCGTTGATATGTGAAGCTAGAGTAAGGGGTACCGGTCAACCGCCTCTGCTGTATGAAAATACAAATCTCTTTATAATAAATGACTATGCTACTCGGATAATGGCAAGATCATGTTCACCGTGCATACGGTGAACTATGACCAATTAATCTGGATAATAGCTAAAATCGCTTCGCTCTTGATATCGTTCAAACAAGAAAAAACATTGATGAGCGCAAGCGAATCAATAGATCTCGTTAGAGATCTCGAATACTAGCTGGTAAGTAAAAGCGCAGAGATAAAATGAAAGAACGTGAGACAGACCCTTAAAGGTCAGAAAGAACAGCAAAAAGATTAGCTGCCCTGCAAAAAGCAAAAGCAGCCAAACTGTTAAAACTGATCAGGCCAATCACGAAACAAGGCATGTTGTATATCTCCAGCAACAAACTGATTGAATGATTTGTGTTTGGCTTCGAGTTCGCCCTCAAGTGGAGCAACTCGTTTAAATGCCGAGTCCATTTGTGCCATATCTCGAAACTCCATCAAAATCATCCACTCTGGCATGTCGGCAATTGATCGAAAGCCCATCTTGCAACGAGTGATTCTGTATGATTCCATCTTGCCTTCCGAGACCAAATGATCGAAAAAACTTTTCATTCCTGTGACCCAGTCTAGGTCCGATATGTCGCCTTGTTTGTTGGCCCAAATTGTGTACAAGTCCATGTGATTCCTTTAAATACAGTGTAAAGGTATTTACATGAAGATCATATTCAACCACAAATTTGGCCACCAGGAGCAAGGCGAGTGTTTTGTATTCGATTGCAGTTTGACTGATGTTGCACCAGAGGAATACAATCAAGCCTTGGAACAGGGATTTTTAATCACAGTTCAACAGGGACAACCACATTGGTATCAGTGCCGCAGCACTCGTGTGGCCACACGTGACACCAACTACTCACTGTTGCCAGGCGCGGCCGTGATGACTGATCCACTGCCGTTGACTGAAATGGATCACATATACACAGCCTATTGTTATCACAAAAAGTTTCGCAAGTATTTTGAAGTAGGTGAGTATTTGCCCGAAGATCGATTTATACAGTACAGACTGGATGGCAATTTTGTGGCCTGGACCAAACTGCGTCATTACACTGAATCGTCTCTAGAAACTTGTTTGTTTGTGTGGGATTATGCGGATCCAGATGCTAGACTAGGCGATACCAGTCTGGGTCACGAAATTGCCTGGGCCAAATCTGCTGGATATCAGCATGTGTATCTAGGCCCGGGATACCAACGCAGCAGTCAGTACAAGTCTCGAATTTTGGGTTTTGAATGGTGGACCGGATCCGAATGGAGTCGAGATGTAGAACGCTATCGTTGGCTATGCCAACGCGACAGCAGAATCAACTCTGTCGCGGATCTCTACGATTTGCAAACAACAGCTTGAGATATTCCTCGGGCCAGGCATGATAAAACCCTCGGCTGGCCATTTGTGTAGCGGCAGCATCCAGCTTGCTGAGACTTTGACATAGTACAAGGGCATAGGTGCCTTGATTCATGCCAACGCCGTTGACAATTTCAGCGTCGTCGGGATGATCTTCCAGGGCCAGCAGACCTGCAGGCAACAAAAATTCTCTGTTGGCTGATTCAATATGCTGATGAAAATGCTGGTAGGGCCACTCCGCAGGATCATACACATACACAATGACTTCGTACTTGCCCATTCCCCACTGACTGCGTGTCTTGAGATCAAAATAGGGATTGTGGCCAATCACAACTGACACAGTGCCCGACAGTCGTGCCTGGCGTGCGTAGGGACAGGGAGGCCACCCGCCCAGCGCCGGATGTGGACGTTCCACAAATGTTTCACTCCATTTGAGAATATCTTGGCGAACAGTTTCTAAATCCAACATGACTAAATACTAGAAGAATGGTAGTCCTGACTTTTTGGTAGTTTCAAGATTTTCCTTGACCAACTCATTGATCAATTCCCGGTCGTTTTGACTCATCTGCATGGCTTCGTCGAAGCTGACGCCGCCTCTCATATACCAACACAGTTTTAATATATCAAGCCGTATATCCTGTGTTTCTTTCTCCATGTCATCGATCATCTTGACGATGTCATCAGAGTCCAGTACTAAGAGGCGATTTCGAAAAAATTCGACATGTCCAGCGTGAAATCCTGGCGGTATTGATTTTGACAATTGTCACAGGTGATATCCACCGGCGGAAGATCAGTGGCTTCGCGCAATCGTATGGCATGTTCTTTGATTCGATTAAACACATCTTTGGGCGCATTGACCAGGAATTCTTCAATTTGAGCAGTGTCAGTGACCATGGCACTGGAAGTTTTTATGGCACCAATGCTTAGTGCAATGCTGTGTATGGTCATGTGGGTGATGCGTTTGAATGCTTCGCCCAGCTTGGTCATTTTTTCTTCTTCGGTTGTTTCGGCAGAATTTATCACCTGCATGAGTTTTTGATCTTCGTATTGCACACGACTGATCTCATTCAACTGCCGATAAGTCAATGGAACAAAAAAACAGTTTAGATCGCCAATCACAGCCGGAGTATCGTAGTCGGGCATGCGCAATCGATCCAGCGCCCACCGCAGATCTATGGTATACGAATGTGTTTGGCCACATTTTGGGCAGGTACTTGAAATCTCCATTTCGTGTCCGTAGCTGGCAATACGAACGGCTGCCAACAGAGAATTAAAGTCCACTGCTGGTATGGTCCAGGCATCGCGAATGTTGGGCACACAACTGCTCAACACATTGACCACTGCAGATCCGTTGAACAAAGCGTCAGGTGTTCTGCTGGTGATCTCATCCACAGCAGTCATGGGCAGAATGGGTACTTCTCCATTGGGCGGAAGATCTATCGAGCCCGGAGGATAAAATCTGCCTCCGCTGGGCAAGCGTAGATGTATCGCAGCCTGCCTGAAATACTTGCGTAACGGGTTATCGTTTTGTATCATTTTTTCACCATAAATATGTGCTATATTTATTGGGTAAAAAACATGGCCACAGAAAAGGAACTGCAAGACGAAATGGAACGCCTTCGAGCGGAAGTTCAAGGGCTTGTAACCGACTTGGAAAATGCCAAATATGGCCTAAAAGCATTTGGCAAAGCAGGTGTTCAGGGAGCAGTTGATTTAACCAAAGGGCTAGGCAGTCTTGCACTCACGGTCGGTCGCGGCGATACCAGCTTTAAATCATTAAATTCAGTAGTAGACATAGCAGCAAATGCCCTGGCGGGCATGGCCAAGGCCATTCCGTTCGCCGGCGCGGCCCTGGCCGCAGTCACCAAGGCCACAGCTGAAGCCAGCAAATTCATGCTGGATCAAATGGACACCACTATCAAGGCCTTTAACGACCTTGGCCGAGTGGGTGCGCTGACCGAACGCGGCATGAGCGGCTTGCAAAAGCAGTTTCTAGCATCTAACTTGTCCTTTGGTGCTTTTAACAAACAAGTAACTGAAAATGCTCAAGCCTTGGCCAGATTCAAAGGCATGGCCGGGGATGGAGTCGATGCCTTTGCTGGTATAACCGGTGCACTGGCAGACCTAAGCAAAGGCAGCGACGACAGCCTGCGCAGACTGGGCATGAGCACCGACGATATTGGTGCCAGCACAGCAGCTTTTATTACACAACAGACCAGACTGGGACTTGCTCAAGGCCTTAGCAACGCACAATTGGCTGCAGGAACCAAGGCCTATGCCATTGAGCTAGATGCACTGCAAAAAGTCACAGGTCTAAGTAGAGAAGCTATACAAAAGCAACAGGATGCTGCCTTAAGTGAAAGTCGTTTTCGAGCCAACTATGATGAATTGATAGCGCAAGGCAAAGAAGCCGAGGCCAAGGCATTGATGAAGTTGCAAACACAAATATCAGCCATTGGTCCCCAAGCTGGACAGGGTATTAGAGATTTGTTGTCAGGTGCTGGTACAGATGCAGCTGCCAAACTCATGGCATCAACCGGTGGAGCCGCACAAGATATTTTGGATCGCGTTAAGGAAGGAAAACTAGACGAAACCCGGGCTGCACAAGAATTGCAAGCGGCCATGAAAAAAACAGCTGATGCAGCCAGAAACAATGCTCGATATGTAGATCAAGGCACTTCGGCTTTTATTGATTATAGCCAACAGTCGGATCTTATCAATGCTCAACTGGTCAACGGTCAACTGGTAAAACAACGCCAAGACAAACAGATGGCCGAGGGAACTGACGGGCTAACAGACTCAACAGTTGCTGCTGAAAAAGCCATACAGTCCATGAATATTGGCATACAACAGCTGGGCTTTACATTCTTGCCAGCCGCTGCCACAGCGGTGAAAAAAATGACAGAATCGATTGATGAGTTTGTCAAATTTGTCAACAAACAACTTGGCATCAAGGATACACCAGAGTCAGAGTCTCTGTCAGAGTCAGAAAGAGCCCAACAAGCAAGAGCCGAACAAGCACAAGTAGCTCAAAATGCACCAGCTGGCCAAACCAACAAGGTTTCAGAGACTCTGGTTACCAATACGGCCGGCGGTGCAGCCATGGTACATAGAGGTCGTCGTGTAGATGTGCCTGTCATCGCCGGGTCTGCTGATGCTAGAGCACAGGCCGAACAGTATCTGGGTCAAAAAATCAACGATCAAGATTTCAGTAATTTGCTCAAGGCCACGCATGCCGAAGCAGCTGGCGGAAAGCAGGCCAGCCAGCAAGAACAAGCCATGATCATGGCTACAATTTTAAATCGAGCCAGAACTAATCCCAAGGGTATCGAAGGCGCACTGTATGCTAAAAATCAATTTCAGTCGGTCACCGGAACGTCCGCTAATAATTATCAACCCAGTCAGCAGTTCTTAACAGGCCCGAAAGGTGACCGACTCAAAAGCATTGAAGGTGCTGCTGCTCTGCTGTCTGGCATTAGCCAAAAACAAACACGATTCACAGCAGCTGATCCAGCGGCCTACGGACCTGGCACCAATATTGGCTACAGAAATCTCATGCTGGCCCGAGGCGGCACCACGATTGGCGGAACAGTGTTCAACACCAGCGGTTTATCCGGTCCAACTCCCAAGTACGAATCCACTGTGGCTGCAGTGCAACCTTCAGAGCAGTTGGCATCTAAACCTGCTGCTAGTGCTCAATCGTCAACCAGTTCCGGTACCGATGTCGCAATGCTGAGGGAATCTTTGGCCAAACAGGACGAAATGATCAGTCTTCTACGCACCCAGTTGGCAACACAACAAAAACAATTACAACTGAGCAACTAGAGCCCGGTAAATATAAGATCATGGCAGACAATCAAAACTCGCGCAAACCTGGTTGGAAAAAATATTTTCGAGTGGCCAGCACCGGTGGCCAACTGAGTCCAATATCCGGGCAAAATCAATTTGGACTAGGTGGATATCCTAGACAAACCGGCGACGGATACAATGCCGGTGGCACGCCCAATGATTTTGCATTCCGCAACTATGCCAGTCGCTTGCCTGAAGTGTATTCAGGACACCCCAATCGTATCGAACGCTACAATCAGTACGAAAACATGGACTGTGACTCCGAAATCAATGCCTGCTTGGATATTATTAGTGAGTTCAGCACACAGGTCAACAAAGACAACGGCACACCATTTGAAATCAATTTTACAGATAAACCCACCGATCACGAAGTGGACATTATTAAAAAACAGCTACAACAGTGGACCAAACTGAACAAGCTGGATCAACGAGTATTCAAATTGTTCCGTAACACCATCAAGTATGGTGACCAAGTGTTTGTGCGTGATCCAGAAACATTTGAAATGATGTGGGTTGACATGGTCAAAGTGGCCCGTGTTATTGTAAACGAAAGCGAAGGCAAGCGCCCTGAGCAGTACATTATTCGCGACATCAACCCTAACTTTCAAAACATGAGCGTGGCACAGAAAACCACCAGTGATTACTATGTGAGTCGCGCCCTGGGCGGCGGTACCAACATCAACAATTACAGCAGTCCCGGAGGCGGCGGTGCAGGAGGTGGCACCGGCAACGGCGGAGTGGGCAACAGTAGATTTACACAGGCCATGAATGAAACCTGTATTGATGCACGTCACGTGGTGCATTTAAGTCTCAACGAAGGTTTGGACTATTTCTGGCCGTTTGGACAAAGTATTTTAGAAAACATTTTCAAAGTATTCAAACAAAAAGAACTGCTGGAGGATTCTGTATTGATCTATCGTGTGCAACGTGCTCCAGAACGCAGAATTTTCAAAATTGATGTGGGCAACATGCCCAGCCACCTGGCCATGCAGTTTGTGGAACGTGTCAAGAATGAAATGCATCAACGCAGGATTCCTACCAACACCGGCGGCGGCGCCAACATGATGGATGCATCATACAATCCGTTATCAATCAACGAGGATTATTTCTTTCCAGTTGGTGCTGACAGCCGCGGATCAGATGTCACTACCCTGCCCGGTGGTTCCAACCTGGGCGAAATTGACGATTTGAAATACTTCAACAACAAAATGGCCCGTGGCCTGCGTGTGCCCAGCAGCTATTTGCCCACTGGCCCAGACGACTCTGATCGTGCGTTAAATGACGGCAAAGTGGGCACTGCCTTGATCCAAGAATATCGCTTTAACCAGTATTGCATGCGCTTGCAACGCTTGATCATACAGAAATTAGATGACGAATTCAAGATGTTCCTGCGTTGGAGAGGTTTTAACATTGATGCAGGCCTGTTCTCGATCAGCCTGTGCGAGCCACAAAACTTTGCCAGCTATCGTCAAAGCGAGCTGGATACCAGCCGTATTTCGTCATTTGCACAGATCGAGTCCTTGCCATATTTCAGTAAACGTTTCATCATGAAACGTTATTTAGGACTCAGCGAAGAAGAAATTGCAGAAAACGAAACACTATGGAAAGAAGAGCGTGACGAACCCGAGCTAGAAACAACACAGGGTCAAGATTTACGATCAATTGGTGTTATGCCAGCCGGGATAGAAAGTGATATTGCCACTGGTGAAGAACTGGGCGGAGCCGGTGATCTAGGCGCAGACATTGAAGGCAATCAGCCTGCGGCACCAACTACAGCGCCTGAAACTGTTCCGGGTGCCCCTCCTATTCCAACAATCTAATCAACTACCCAAGGTTGTAACAATCTTGGGTTTTCTGCTCGGGAAGAAATAAATACTGGCATGATTCTCAACGAAATATACAAACGTAGTCCCGAAGCCTATCAAGATGTGAGTCAGGACAACAGTCAACCTAGACTGGAAGATCTTCGCAAAACTCGATTAACTCTGCGCCAGCTCAACAAACTGCGTCAGATGCAAGACGTGCGCAGTTACGAATACAAAGAAAAACTTAGCCAAGTTAAAAAACAATATGCACCGCCTCCGGTTGCACCCGGACTATAATCGACCGTAGTTCACAGTGATTGACTATAGTTAGTTGTAACACAATAGTCAAATCTGCTCAATTCTCAGCCTTAAAACTACTAATATTACTAATCGATAGTAAATATGTAATGAGCCATAACCATTGGAGGACTATATGACTACTAAATTTGAACAATTGATCGAATATGTGATCAATGATGAAGAAGACAAAGCCAGAGAGCTTTTTCACAATATTGTGGTAGAAAAATCACGAGAAATTTATGAAAACCTAATGAACGCAGAAGAGGAAGATCTCGACGAGTCCCACGAGTCTGACGAGTCTGACGACGAAGAACTTGACGAAAACACGATAGGTGGCGATGCTAGCGATGACTTAATCGATGATATTGACGCCGAAGAACAGGGCATGATGGAAGAAGACGATAACGAGTCTCTAGACGACGAAGACGAACACGACGGCGAAGATCTCACACATGACATGGAAAAAACCCACGACGATGATGGCGACATTGAAGATCGTGTGGTTGACTTAGAAGACAAATTGGACGAATTGATGGCTGAATTTGAAGCCATCATGGGCAGTAATGATCACAGCGACACTGTGTCTGATATCGACAGCGGCGACGCACTAGAAATGGACGACACAGATACCGAAGAGTTTGATGATCAAGCCATGATGGAAAATATTACACTAGATAAAGTTGCTACTCCAAAAATGGGAGACGACGGCGCTAACACCAAAAGTGTAGTGGCTTTTAATTCAGGTGCAAAAGGCATGGCAGCAAGTCCGGTGAAAATGACTGGCAATACAGCTCAAGGCCGTAGTGTTCCAAAAACAGGCGAGCTGCCACAGGCAGGTCAATTTAAAAATGTACCAGGCAAAGGCAGCGCCAATTCTAAACTGAGTGCCACTCCGAAACCTACTACAGCTCAGGCCAGTGGTGTCAATACAAAATCACCAGTGTGTAAAGCGTAATCCAAAGATATGGCTCGATATCTACAAGAACATCTAAGCTTCACTCAGGCACAAGCTGTGCTTGAGGAAGCCGTGGATGGCTCCGGACAGAAAACCATGAAGTTAAAGGGTATCTGTATAGAGGGAGGAGTTCGCAATGCCAATGAGCGAGTGTATCCTGTAAGTGAAATTGCCAATGCAGTCGACACCGTCAACAAGCAAATCGCTGAAGGCCATTCGGTTTTGGGAGAAGTTGATCACCCAGATGATCTAAAAATCAATTTGGATCGTGTGAGTCACATGATTGAAAAAATGTGGATGGATGGCTCAGCTGGTATGGGCACATTAAAGATATTACCTACACCGATGGGCGAACTGGTCAAGACCATGCTGCAGTCTGGTGTCAAATTGGGGGTTAGTAGTCGTGGATCCGGCAACGTCGACGACAGAACCGGACATGTCAGTGACTTTGAAATAGTCACGGTAGATGTGGTTGCACAACCCTCGGCACCCAATGCTTATCCAACAGCAATTTACGAAGGTTTGTTAAATCATACCGGTGGTCAAAAGCTACTAGAAATGTTTAAAGATCCAGCTAAATCGGCTAAAGCACAGCGTTTTGTAGCCGACGAGATACTTCGTTTAATTAACGGCTTAAAACTTTAATGAAACCAACTACTGTGTTTGTTTATTTGTGAATCCGTACATTTTGGAATTCTGTATTAAAAACAGGCACCGCTCGGAATAAAGGTTTAACTAAAGAAACAGATGAACGTGTTGTATTATATGATAAAACATTAAAAGAAATTTTCGTAGATGATAAAATCTACAAAAATAACTGTTGAAAGACAGATGGCACTATTGCACAGTGTGCAATAGTTTAAATTAAAGGGAACTAATATGCTAGACGCTATTAAACCGTTATTAGATGGCGGCCTGATCACCGAAGAAGCTCAACAGCAAATCTCAGAAGCTTGGGAAGCAAAGTTGAACGAGGCTCGTGAGCAGGTACGTGCAGAACTACGCGAAGAGTTTGCACAACGCTATGAACATGACAAAACAGTGATGGTAGAAGCTCTAGATCGTATGGTAACAGATGGTTTGACCGCAGAAATCCAACAAGTAGCAACTGTAAAGCAAGCACTTGTTGAGGATCGTGTTCGTTTTCAAAGTAAGATGAAAGAATCAGCAACGAAGTTCAATTCGTTTATGGTGACAAAACTTGCTGAGGAAATCAACGAGTTGCGCAAAGACCGCAAGATGCACACCGAAGGTGTCCAAAAATTGGAAAACTTTGTGATTCAAGCACTTGCACGCGAGATTCAAGAATTTGCACAAGACAAACAGGATGTGGTCAACACTAAGGTTCGTATGGTGCGTGAAGCTCGCAAACAACTGGAAGCACTCAAAGCACGTTTTGTAACAGAAAGTGCTAGGAAAATGTCCAGTGCTGTTAGCCAACATCTAAAAGCTGAACTCAGTCAGCTACAAGAGGACATTCGAGTTGCTCGCGAGAACAACTTTGGTCGTCGTATTTTTGAAGCATATGCAAGTGAATTTGGTGCCACTCATCTAAATGAAAAGCAAGAAGTTCGCAAACTGCACGACATAATCGCCGATAAAGATGCCAAATTAGCTGAAGCCATTCAATTTGCCCAGAAGGCAAAAGGTTTGGTTGAATCCAAAGAACGTGAAATGCGCATACTCAAAGAATCTAATCAGCGTGAAGCTGTCTTAGAGGAATTGCTTGCTCCTTTGAATCAGGAAAAGCAAGAAGTAATGCGCAATTTGCTTGAAAGTGTTCAGACAAGTCGCTTGTCGAATACTTTTGAAAAGTATCTGCCAGCAGTTTTGGAAGATCGTTCAGTGAAAGCCCGTAAAGTAATTGCTGAATCGTTGTTCGAAGCCACTGGCGATAAATCTACCCGCAGTCCAGATGTAGATCAATTTGAATCTCAAAGCAATGTGATCGATCTCAAGCGTTTGGCAGGGCTGTAATTTAAAGATATATTTAAAGGAGACTTAAATGTCACAAGAATTGTTAGAAGGTCGTTGGAATGAAACCAAAGATGCACTATTGGAAGGCCTCTCTGGCTCCAAGCGTACATCGATGAGTGTGATCCTCGAAAACACCAAGAAGTATCTGCGTGAAAACGCAAGTTCTGGTTCCACAACGTCTGGCAGCATCGCCACGCTAAACCGTGTGATTTTGCCAGTGATCCGTCGTGTTATGCCAACTGTTATTGCTAACGAGTTGGTGGGCGTTCAGCCCATGACAGGACCCGTGGGCCAAATTCACACATTGCGTGTGCGTTATGCACAGAGTTTGACAGACAATAGTGCTGCTGCTACCAGTGTTACCGCCGGTCAAGAAGCATTGAGTCCATTTAGTATTGCTACTGCGTACAGTACAGTGCCACAAGCTACTACAACAGCCACAGGTTACACAGGTAACAACACAGCAATAATGGAAGGCACAGGCGGCAAGCAGATATCCGTACAGATCTTGAAGCAAGCGGTTGAAGCCAAAACACGCAAGTTACAAGCTCGTTGGACATTTGAAAGTGCTCAAGATGCACAGGCCATGCACGGTATTGATGTTGAAGCAGAAATCATGGCTGCTTTGGCTCAAGAAATCACAGCTGAAATTGACCAGGAGATTCTCTTGAGTCTCAGCACATTGGCCGCTACTGAGTACACATACAATCAAGCTACTGTTTCTGGTACAGCCACATTTGTTGGTGACGAACATGCTGCTTTGGCCGTGTTGATCAATCGTGTTGCTAACTTGATTGCTCAGCGTACACGTCGTGGCGCAGGTAACTGGGCTGTTGTTTCTCCAGCTAGCTTGACAGTGTTGCAAAGTGCTACAACTAGTGCATTTGCTCGCACAACAGAAGGCACATTTGAAGCGCCTACCAACACCAAGTTTGTTGGTACCCTGAACGGTGCAATGCGTGTGTTTGTAAACAGCTATGCCAGCGACACAGCCAGTGTATTGGTTGGCTACAAAGGCGCAAGCGAAGCTGATGCTGCTGCATTCTACTGCCCATACATTCCGCTGATGAGTTCAGGTGTTGTGTTGGATCCAAGCACATTTGAACCAGTTGTGAGCTTTATGACTCGCTACGGATTTGTAGAATTGACAAACACTGCGAGTTCGTTTGGTAATGCTGCCGACTACGTGGGAGAAATTGCAGTACAAAATTTATCATTCTCGTGATCAAATCAGTACTACATTTCAAAATGTAAAATTCTCAGAGATGAGAAGAAACAAGAAAGCACCTTCGGGTGCTTTCTTGTTGGTAAAACGATAAGGCAATTAAACTTCGAGCAATACGGACATGATCCTGCTTGTAAACACTGGCTCTAACATGCTCGAGCCGGCACGGTGATAAAAATCGACGTTTGACAGCCTAGATTTTATACCAGCTCAAATACCTGTGAATCTTGTCTGTTACACTGCCCCAGTCGCCCATCTTGGGTTGTCTGAACAATCTGGCTGTGCTATACCAAGGACTTGAATCACGGTCTAGTAACCAGCGCCAGCAAACAGCATACTGATTCAGCATGACCCAAACCGGTCGACCCAGTGCGCCGGCCAAGTGAGCCACAGCAGTGTCCACACTCAACACCACGTCCATATGCATGAGCAAGGCAGCAGAATCAGCAAAACTCTGTATGGTGCCGGGATAGGCTTGAACACCTGCTGCTATCAATGCAGCTTCTTCTTCTGCGGTGGAATCACACTGCAAATTGATCCATTTGTAGCTGGGATTGCGTTGAATCAACGCCAGCATGACGTCAAACGGCATGCTCTTGTGGCGGTTGATCCATGTGTCTCTGCGCCCACTCCAACAAAATCCCACACGCAGTCGGTGTTTGGGTCCCAGTCGTGTTTGCCAGGCTCGTTGCAATTCAGCATCGGCAGTCAGATAATACTGTACACTGGCCATGTTTTCCAGAGTGGATCCAATTACTCCAGGAATACTCATGATAGAGATCCAGTAGTCAAATTCAGGCAATGGATCGCCGTTGACCAAAATTGTAGGAATTGATGTTCCAAGCATCAAAGGTCGCAGGCTTGGATCTAAAACCAATATTACTCGACCGCCGCGACTGGTAATGTCACCTATGAATCGAACAAATTGTATATTGTCACCGTGCCCTTGCTCGCCTATTACCAAAACAGTTTTGTCCTGTATGTCTTGACCGGTCCATCTGGGCTGTGAGAATTTTGGCAATCGACCCGCGAGATGCTCGTAGTTCCAACGAGTTTCATACTGTGGCCATCCACGGGCATAGTCACCAGCCAGCAGATAGGCCACAGCTAAATTGAACTTTGCTGTAGGATGATCCGGAGCTAACTGTATACTGCGCTGTAAAAACGGTATAGCACCCTCGGGGTCACCGGATTCTCTCAATACGTTGCCGTAGTTGTTGAATGCCGATGCTGAATGACGATCCTCGGTTAGGGCTTGAGCATAATAGCGCAATGCCAATTCGGGATTGTTTTGTTCTCTAGCGGTGTTGCCGTGTGCTATTAGTATATCAGTATTCATGTCTATATTTAATATTGTACAGCAACACTTGCAAAATATCTATTGTGAATAAATACCTGTTCAATGCAATCATGCGTTTTATGCCGATGAATAACACCCAACGGCGTAGCGGCTAGAACCCGCATGGGACTTCTTTAAGGAGAAAAAAAATGGGTCGTCCACTAAAAATCAAAAAATCCACCACCATTGACATTGGTTTCAATAACTTTGGTAACCTGACTGCAGCCACAATTCCCACAGGTTTGACCAGCAATCAATTCATTGGTGTAGTCGGTGGTGCCAATACTAGTATTGCTACCACCAGTTATCCAGTAGTTCTAGTTGGAGCCAATGTAAATGGTGTTGTGGGTAATGCTTACATTATTCGTCAAAAGGGCACTACCAAATATTTGGTAGGCTCCCAAGATGTAGTAACAGCCAACATACTTACACCGGGTTTTTCTTATGTGATTACCAGTTTGGGAACTACTGATTGGGGGCTAATTGGTGCCAACGATACCTATGCTGTGGGCGATATTTTTACAGCAACAGCCGCTTCTACTGATGGGTCTGGCACTGCCAGTGATGTGGGAATCTGCACATTGACGAATCAAGGCAACACCGCTGCTTTGACCTCAGGTCAGATGAACATGTTGTTCAGTTACGATGGCAACGTGGCCAATGTGGTTCCTGTTAAGCGTTTAAAAAACAAGTTTATTCTTGATTACGACAACACTGAATATGCAGCTACATTCTTTGACACAGGCAATACCACACCTAAATCTGGTGCCGAATCGGCCACTTGGGGAACCAATGGTTCTACTCAAAATAGCGACGGTTCCCTTACACTTGGCGAAGTTCGTAATTACACTTCGTAATTCGTGCCGCAACCTACAAAAATCTCTGCTAGTCGGAGATTTTTTTATGGCTATTGCTGTTGTAGGCCGTATAAATAGCAAAAAGGATCTGTAAATGGCAACCTATAAGAATATCAACAGTGACTGGTACATCACCGTAGACAGCGGACAAGGCACAATTTACATCAACGGTAATTTAGACATTGCCGGTAATGTTACCTACGTCAGTGACATTGCAGTCAATGATGCGTTTATCATTGTGGCTGCCAACAACACTGGTACTGTTAACGATATGGGTTTGGTAGCAACCAAGGTCGCCAATGCGGACTATGCAGGATTACGCTTCGATGTTACTGCAAATACCTGGCAAATCAGCAGCAGTGTATATGCTAACGGAGCACCCATAGATGCTTATCAAAATCTGTCAAGTGGCGGATCTGGAACAGTGTCTGGTTCTGATACACAAATACAATTCAATCAAAATGGGTCTTTTGGAGCCAGCGCCAACTTGACCTACGACTACAGCAACAGCAAGTTGACTGTGTTGGGCTACCAAGCATTTGGCAACACAGCTACACCAACCAATGTGGCCAATGCTGTGGCAGTGTACAGTAACGCAGTAGGACTCGGCGGAACAGGTGTATACTTTACATCCGATTCAGCTGCTGACGAGCTGGTCAGCAAAAGCAAAGCCATGGTGTTTGCAATTATATTTTAAGGAACAACAATGTCAATAACAACCGCAGCAGTAGGTAATTTGGTCAGCAATGCGTATGTCAGTGTGGGCAATACTGCTATTACCTGGTTGGTCATAAACAATTCGACTAATAACACAGCTACTGCCAATGTTTATGCTGTGCCAGCCGGAGCCTCAGCCAACACACAAAACTTAATTCTTACCAATTTGGAGTTAACCGGATACGAAACATATCAGATGTATAATGCAGCTGAAAAATTACTGTTGAACAACGATGATAGTATACAAATTGTAGCCAACGCCGCAGCAATACTCAATGTAGTAACCAGTTACACGTCAATCTAATGGGATTCTATGTAAAAAATCGTCAACTACAAAGCGGCAGTACCGGTGTGGTATTGCCAACCGGTACTTCGGCCACTCGGCCAGAATATCCAACCTTTGGAATGATTCGCTACAACACCGATTCGGGATTTGTGGAGTTTTTTAATGGAACACTATGGAACACACTCAGTGTCAGCGGCAGTGTCAGCTACATCGTAGATGACTTTGTTGGTAACGGCAGTCAAACAATTTTCACAATGAGTGTTGCAGAAAGTTCGGTACAAAATATCATGGTATTTGTGGGATCAATATATCAAGACCCAGCTACAAGTTACACAGTCAATGGCGGCTATGACATTGTATTCACTTCAGCACCGCCGAATACCGTACCCATCAATGTAATTCATACCTCTAGCTAACTAGCTAAATATCCTATACAAGGATAATCTATGGCAGTCAACTATGTAAAAGGGCAAATTTTATCAAGCGTTCTTGAAAGAGATGGCATTGATATAGCAATTGCCAACGCCAATGTTGGCATCAACACAACTTCTCCCAGGGCTGCTCTGGACGTCAACGGCAATATTCTAGCCAATAATATCAGTGCCAATACCGCAAACATTACAGGCAATGTTGTGGTAGGAAATATCAGCACCGTGGGCAACGTAGACGCAGGCAATATCACCGGCGGCAACTTGACCATTGCCAACACCGTAATTGCAGCAATGTTTGCCAATTCAACTATTACACTACAACCTACTGGAACAGGACTGGTTACTATAAGCACCAATACTGGCCTAGTTATTCCAGTGGGCAGCACAATCCAACGCCCTGGACCTGGTATCCAAGGCACCATTAGATTCAACACAGACAGCAATTGTGTTGAAGTGTATGATGGCACCAAATGGGATACATTTGTTCCACTGGTAACAAATCAAATCCTTAATGGCGACAGCTCAACTACCTCATTTACATTAAACCGTAGCACAACCACAGCAGCGGTGCTAATTATGCTGAACGGTATTACCCAAGTTCCGGGTCAATCCTACGACATGGTTCCTAATCCCAGTACGAACCTAGTGTTTACAGAAGCACCCAGCTTGGGCGACGTTATTGATATCAGATTTTTATAAAACAAGCTAAATAAACTATTCAACTCGCTTGATATCAACAAGCATCATCTCCTAGTTTTTTATTTGTCGATCATTCTGTCAACTAATAGGCACAGAGCGATTGTTTTCTTGCGGCCATGGTAAATATGTCGTAAAAGGTATTTGAGCAACAAAAATTTTATTACACTGAAGTCTTAGACTTCAGTACAGAAGAGCCAAAAAACCATTGGGAGAAAATAAATGGCCGTAACAAGAATTAAGAATAATCAGGTAACTGATGCTGCTGACGGTAATACGCAGGTTGGTATTAATGCTGGTACCAAGCTGCAACCCTACTCGATTACTGCTACACGAATTGCCAACAATTTGACCTATGGCAGTGATTTGACCATCACAGGTAACCTGAATGTTCAGGGAGTTACCACAGCGGTTGACACAGTTAACACACTGATTCAAGATCCGTTGATCACACTAGCTGATGGACAAACATCTGGTGCACCTATTGTGGACATTGGTACAATTGGTCTGCGTGGCAATCAACATTCGGCAGTATTGGCTTGGAAAGAAAGTCAACTCGAGTTTGTTACTGCTCTGAGTACAACAACAGTTTCCAACACTGTGTTTACAATTTCCAGCTATGCCAACTTGCACACTGGCAATTTAACAGTTCAAGGTACCACAAGTTTGATTGGCAACCTGATTGGCGCTGTTAACGCTACAGATACAATCACAGGTGGCAATGTTGCCACAGCAGGCACAGTGAGCGCAACTGGCACAGTGACCGGTGGTAATTTGCTCACAGCAGGTACTGCTAGTGCAACTGGCACAGGTACATTCGGTAATGTGGCCACAGCAGGCACAGTGAGCGCAACTGGCACAGTGACCGGTGGTAATGTGGCCACAGCAGGCACAGTGAGTGCCACAGGTAATATCACAGGTGGCAACATTGCCACAGCAGGTACTGCTAGTGCAACTGGCACAGGTACATTTGGTAATGTGGCCACAGCAGGCACAGTGAGTGCCACAGGTAATATCACTGGTGGCAACATTGCAACTGCTGGCACAATGAGTGCCACAGGCACAATCACATCTGCC